AAGTATGTCTGTTTCCGTTTTCGATTTTGCGCGCAGCTCAAACATTTTTTTCTTTGTGTGGCGATTAAGTGGTTCAAAAATGTGCTTACATTTCGCCCATTGCAACTGCACCTTTAGGTACACTCAGTTTATTCCGAGTCTCACTCCACTAAATCTGTAGCCTCACTAAACATCACCTTTCGAGCCCCTTCTTTTAAGTCCATTTTTGCCATCAACTAATACAGTTCGAATGGCGATCGACAAAAAGAGTGCAGCTCAGGAATTATTCAATGTGGGTTGGGATCAAAATAGGATCGCATCAATTCTTGATGTGAGCGAGCAAACCATTTCGTCCTGGAAACAAAAGCATCGTTGGGAAGAGAAGCGTGCTAAAAAGAACATGGCCGCTGATGTTGCTGAGGATATGATTTGGGAATTGATCAACTACCAGTTGTCGGCTCTTAAACAGAAGAAAGAGCGGTATGAACATGAGGCAAGGAATGGAGAGAAAGAATTGCCTACGCTGGACAAGGGTGATATCGATGCACTTCAAAAGCTTTGGACAACAGTTAAGAACAAGCAGCTTGACTGGTCTGTGATCGTCAACAATATCAAAGAGTTTATTGGCTTCCTCAGTGAACGTGATTTAGAGTTGGCTAAGAAATTACTTACCCACTCGGATGATTATCTGAACTTCAAACGTAAGAACCTGTAATGCTGATTAAGCAATCACCGGATGACAAAGCCTACAAACAATGGCTTGATCAGTGCGCACGGATCAGCGCAGCAACTTCCGTTCTCGAACCTGAGCAAACAGAGAATCAGCAGCAACGGCAAGATCGAATTAAGACTTTGTTGCAGGTTAAGAACTTTGAGCGGTTCTGTAAATACTACTTCCCTCACTACATCGATGCAGACTTTGCATGGTTTCATAAAAAGGCCGCTACCAAAATATTAACTGAGTCAGATTTAATGGCAGCTCTTGAATGGCCGAGGGAGCATGCGAAGTCCGTCTTTGTGGATGTATTCATTCCTATGTGGTTAAAGGCTAACAATCAATTAACCGGAATGATCCTGGCAAGTGAGAACGATCCAAAAGCCGCAAAGCTTTTAGGTGATTTGCAAGCTGAGTTGATGGAGAACAAGAGATTTATTGCCGACTTCGGTTCTCAGCGAACTATCGGAAGCTGGACGGAAGGAAATTTTTCAACCACAGACGGAGTCGGGTTTTGGTCTTTTGGACTCGGACAGAATCCAGCCGGTGTTCGTAATGCAGCAAAGCGTCCGAACTATTGCGTAGTGGATGATGCTGCAAGCAAACGAAGAAGCAAGAACCAAGAACGCATCAAATCCGATGTTGATTGGGTGCTAGGTGATTTGCTTGGTTGCTTGGCTATAAAGGGTAGTCGAATGATTATAGCCAATAACAGGACATGTAAGAATGACCTGATGGCTCACCTGGTGGGCGATGTCAATGAAGGTGATCCCATTCGTGAAGGATTGTTTCACTTGAAAGTATTTGCAACAGAAGACCCGGTCACACACAAAAAGCTTCGGATTGAAGATGGAGGTATACCAGCATGGAAGGAAAGGTATACGATTGAGCATTTGAAAAAACGCATGGCTCGAATGGGATATCGAAATGCCATGCGGAACTTTTATCACGAAGATATCATCGATGGCAACATATTCAAGGAGCAGGATCTTCCGTGGGTCGATCTTCTTCCGCTCGATCAGTACGATAACCTTACAACGTACAACGATCCATCATACAAAAATGGAGGTGACACGAAAGCAATTGTCTTGGTTGGTCGTGTAGGTTCTTACTATGACATTCTATGGGCATGGGTAAGACACGCTTCGCGCAAGAGTATGGTAATGGCTCACTACCTGGTTGATGATATTGTAAAAGGTCGTGTTCGAAATGATGCTATTCGGTTAGGTAAACGTGAATCAGTTTGCCCTCACTACCTGGAAGCAAACCTTCTTCAGGAAGACTTATATATGCAAGTGTACGATCAGGTTGCTGAAACCAAATCAGACACACTTCGCATTCGTCCTGATAAAAGAAAGAAGGGGGACAAGTTTGGACGAATTGAAGATTTATCTCCGATAGCTGAGAGCGGTTGCTTGAGATTCAATAAACGGTTACAAAAAGATCAGGACATGATTGCTCTTCGTGAACAGTTCCTGGCCTTTCCAAGTGGGCATGATGACGGCCCTGATGCAGTCGAAGGCGCCATCTATTTACTTAACAAAAGAAAAGGACATGGACGAGAAACAAAAGCAAGGACAGGAAGGTACAGGAAACCTGTTGACAGAGAAGGATAAAAAGTACTTCTGCTTTTACAAAAAGTGGTGTGAGAGAAGATACGACTACAAGATGGAGATTGTGGTTCGTGAGACCGTTCCATGTTGCTGTCCTTTTCACCTAGTTCAATTCAATTACTTCTATAACTAAAAAAGAGATCATGGCAGACAGCGGGTACATTTCAAAGGATGACTATAAATATCAGATTCGCGAAGAGCGGCTGAACCAGATTCTTGAATCCATCGATGAAGATGAGGAGTTGATGCTTGATAGTGCCGAAGGTGAAGCATTGGCAATTGTCAGGGATCATTTAGGGAAACGTTACGATATGAACGTGGAGCTGAACAAAACCGGAGATGCCAGGAATAAGGTGGTATTACGCTGGGCAAAGGTGCTTGTTCTATACTTTATCTATGAGCGGATACCCGATGAAATGGTACCGGAGCGCATAGTTTCAAACTATGAAGACGTGATAGAACTGCTCTGCAAAGTTGAAGATGGAGATAAGGATGTGGACGGCTTAATACCTATCACAATCACTGATTCGTCTGGCAACGCGACACCATTTACTCAAAGGCGTTGGGGAAGTGTGCCAAAAAGATCAAATGACGGAGGTTCACCACGCGATAAATTTTACTGAATGAGGCCAGTTCTAACGAGTTCTAATGGGGTATCTGGCTTTTCATGGCCATCTACACCATTTGCCTACAGATCAGCCTTGCAAACAAACTTTTTAAAACCATGAAATTAGAGCTCTCAATACCAGACAAATTAATCCCTTCCTTCCTTCGGGCAGATCGGAAAGCACTTGAGAAATTTCAGGGTGAGCTTGACCTCCTGAAGAGTGAAAACGTAAATCAAAAGCTCAAAAACCCCAAGCGGGTTGCAATAAACCTCACCAGAAGGCGGAATTATATCGCCAGCATGAAGCAGGATGAATTAAAGCTTGCCGTAGAAATGGCTCGCATGGTTGAACGTCCGAGGCGTGATATACTCTATACAATGTATGATGAAGTGTGGGACAATGATGGGCATACAATTGGTGAAACTCGCAAAGCCATTCTGAAAGTAGTGGGTTCTCCGTTCGGAGTATTTCCTGTGGGGTCAGACCAGGTAGATGAAGTATCAACTCGTCTGCTTCAAAGAAAGTGGTTCGAAGATTATCGGAAGTACTTTCAACAAGCTTCATTCTTTGGACACTCACTTGTTCAACTAGCAGAGTGGAAACCATCGACTGAGAAAGGTATGCATTGGGAGGTTAAGAAAGTTGATTTGATTGATCGATACCATGTCAGACCTGAAGAGGGTTACGTGGTGATGGATGTAAGCCATGAAACAGGAATCCCATTTCGTGATGAGAAGTTTGCCAAAGGATTAATGTTGATTGAGATGGGCGATCCCCGGTATCTCGGCCTTCTTCGTCTCGCGACTAAAGAGTTCATCTGGAAGAATTACGCCCGTTCTGATTGGAGTCGTCATTCAGAAAAATTCGGAATGCCAATGCTGGCAATCAAAACTTCATCCACGAATAAAGAAGAACTGGATAAGCTCCAGGACATGGCTGAGTCATTCGGCAATAACCTGTGGGCAATACTTGACCAGGAGGACGAGATAGATTTGAAAGAACCCACCTTCAAAGACAGCTATCAGATTTACAAAGAGCTGGTGCTGATCTGTAACAGTGAGGTGAGTAAAGCTATCTCTGGAGCCACAGGAACATCAGATGAGAAAGCATTTGTCGGTGGAGCAGAAGTGCATGAGAGAATTCTGAATGAATTTGTTGAAGCCAACAAACGTGCTGAAACATATCACATCAATGAAGAACTATTTCCAATTCTCACAGAGCAAGGGTATCCATTTGAGGGGAAAGAATTCAGATACCTGGAATACCAAACCACAGTTGATGAGAATAAAGAACCTGAACCAAAGGGCAAGGGAGGAAGCCCCGCAAAAAAGGATCAAGGCAATACATCAAGTCGCGCCTTGTTCACATAACCGGTGCAGTCAATCTTTTGTGGGAATCAGATTGTAATCACTATCACGGTATCATCGCTTCCGACCTGGACCAGGTTATCAATGACCTGATTAAAAAAGTATACGATCAAAAGGTAAAAGCAGGAGATGTTGATGTCGATTCCTGGAAGGCCACGACAGAGGAATACTGGAAGGCGATAAAAGAAGGTTGGGATAAACTTCCGAAGTTCTTTTCTACCGCACAGCTCAGCATGCTGGAGCTTCGGAGAAACGTCAACATGTTTGCAGCCTTCAAGAATCATGCAAATGTTCTTGAGCTTACACAGGGATTGTATGGTGCAGATGGGAAACCTGTGTCTTTTTCTGAGTTCAAAAAGCTTTCAAAGGTCATCGACGAGAAGTACAACGTCAATTGGCTTCAGGCCGAGTATAACTATGCAGTCAATGCAGCACAGGCAGCTGCACAGTGGATTACGTTCAAAGAAAAAGGCGGTAAGCTTGAATACAAGACAATAGGTGATGGAAGAGTTCGTGATGAGCATAGAAAACTTGAAGGCACGATCTTACCAGTTGATCATCCATTTTGGACAATATACTATCCACCCAATGGATGGGGTTGCCGTTGTTACATTCGATGGCGTCCCGCTGATGTTGATGATAAGGCTCCCAACGAATTACCTGATGTGAAAGAAATGTTCAGGAACAATGTCGGGATCACTTCCCAGGTATTTACTTCAGAGCATCCCTTCATAAAAGAGATCGGGCCCTACCAGGCACAGGCGATTCAGGTGATGGCAGAGAAGGAGACAATGAGATGGGAACGGGCATTCATTACTCAATTGGCTAAAGATGGTTTGGTAGGCAAAGAGGTATTGGCAGCAGGAAATAAGGTGATCACATTTACTGCTTCAGGTATAAAGGAGGCGACAAATCAACCGCATGAATTCATGCTTGATAAAAATCGTGCAGTATTAAACATTGAAAGTCTCTTGAAGAATTCAGACTATGTTGGTATTGTTCCTTCGCAGAACAAGGATATTACTATTCGTCAGTTCCACTACTGGTCTTTTGAAATTAAAGGAAAGGTAAGTTACATAGTAGCAAAGGAACTGTTCAGTGGTCAGATTGTTTTCTATACGATTACAGATACTATGAAACTGTTTTAAATGGGGAAAGCTCCACCCAGCCCATCGCTTAGAGGAAATAGTCCAATGCTGATGCCGAGTAGAGCTTTCAAAAGTAAAGTTAAGCAATATGTTTAAGAACGCACAAACAGGCAGAGAGATGAGCGCAGAAATGCTCGAACGCTATCGGCAGTTCAACAGACTCGCAGATGTCAGGTTTCCTGATAAAGTTATGGATGTAGCTCAGCAAATGGTTGATGAGTCATTCAGGAAGGAAACCTACCAGGATGGTAAGAGTGCGCGCTGGAAGGAACGGAAAAATGATTCCGAATCATCTAAGGAAAGAACTGAACGAAGAGCATTGCTCGTTAAGACTGGGCGGTTGATTAAGTCTACCGGAGCTGAGCGAAGAGGCAATGATATCATCATCGGAAGTGATACGCCATACTCCGAGAGACACAATGAGGGGAAGAAAGGAACACCGAGGCGACAGTTTATGCCTGCACCAGGTGAGCGTAATGAAAAGATTGATAAGACCGTTGAGAAGTGGCTTGATTCTGAAATGGACAAAATATTTGGATAGACTATGTTCACATACCCTTATGAGATTTTAAAGCTCCGTCTTTCAGCTATCACTGAGCTACGCGAGTTCGACTGGTACATGGGCCAAGACAATGTAAAGGATAAGAATGCAGATATTAAAGCTGCTCCAGCTTTGTACTTGCAATTTGCACCAGTCACAATGTCGAACCTCGGTCAGAGAATACAAACCGCTACCGTAGAGTTTGAAGCAATTCTCATTACCGACTGTGTATTGGATACTGGGTCAAAGCGACTCAAGAAAGATTTAGCCACTGATCACATGCGTTTATTTGATCGCATCTACCAGGAGCTGGATGGCTTCAGTGCGAAGCTTTCATATCTTCCTGCATTTGCCTCATTACCCGAAGGTGATGATCAAAGAGTAATGAACTCTATTAGCAGGATCGGCATTCCTTCACCACCACATATTCCAAGCAAAGCACTAATGAAAAGTGTCCAGACATTCAGGACACAGATGTGGGATCATAGCCGCATTGTACCACGCACAACTCCGGCAGAAAAACCAACAGTTGAGGTAACAATTACTCCTTCATAATAGCATCTGGAACTTCCTCGATTGAAGGTGTGTTTTGCTTTCGATACATTTTTTCAACTACTTTGTTCCCATGATCGCCACAGCAGAAACCCAATCCACTGCACGTGTTCCGCTCGGAGCAAGACAACAGCTGACCGCTTTTGACATGTCTGAGTTTGAGAAAAAGGCTACGCGAATTCAAAAAATCGTAGACGTGCGAAAGGCGAATACTATTGCCCGTAATGAGAAAATAAGAAAACGCTTCGATGAACTTTTTAACAAAGATAGGATGCGTTATGATGATGTGATGGAGGAGCTTTGTCGGGAATTCAATCTAGCAATGAGTACCATTCACACGGCACTTAAAAACTAAATCTTTATCTTTTTGCTACTTGAATGAATGCTCCCTGAAGATTCCAGGTCAAAGCAATTCTGTCGTTTATCCAATGGTTAACAACAAACTCCTCTTTTTTGGTATTGTCGAAGTCCAATGTTGTATCCCAGTATTTTATATAGAAATCAATCACAGATGATTTATCACCTGTGATCTTACACGAATGAACAATCAAGATACTACTGCCTTCCTCTGCTTTTACAGAATAAGTAAAGGTCAACTTCCTACTCTTCTCGTTGATCTTGGTTGAGTGATAGCTCTCTGAAATATTGATGCAGCTGTCTGTTACTACTGACTGATGGCTATCTTCTGTTAGTGCCATGTCCAAGCGAAGATTTAAGAATTTTTGAACCTTGTTATTTACAAAATTCAAGTCCATGTTATTGAATTCGGTGGTGTAGGGGCTATACGAATTGGATGATATCTCACGTACTCTCCGCTCAAGTTGTGCATCGGTTGCTTTTTTGCCTTGACTGAAACAAAAATTCAATGAGATCAATATAGCCAGTCCTGTTATCGATGATTTCATGGGAAAAAACGCGTTTAACACTTTCAAAGATATTTAATTTTATATATTCATTAATGGAAGATTTTTTGCCCGACACAGTAGTTAGAGTGAAGCGAACAGGAGAGTTCGCTGTGGTCATTAAAAGATGTTTTTGCGGATCTGGGAAATCGCCCATCCATTATGAAGTTAGGATGGAGAGCGGAGGTATATCGGTAAAGTATCATATTGATCTGGAGTATGAATGCGGACCCAAAATAGAAATTAAACCAAATCCTTGATCCTGGCAGGCTGTACAAGTCTGTACTCATGCCCGTTTTTCACGATACCTGTTTTACTCTGGTTATGCAGTCTGGCATTTCTCTCTTGCCCGATTTCCTGAACATCTTTCAAATACTTGTGAAGCCAACTCATGATCACAGCAGCGTCCACCCGATTATAAACTTTACCCATCAATCCATTCTTCACCTGGTGAAAGCATAGTGCTACATCTTCCAGTGTCAAGCCCCCAAACTGATACGCGATTCGCGTAGCAACTTCCTGTACCATTGCTTTGCTCATGATCTCAGTAGTAGTGTGATAGTCTACGAGTGCAAGTATTTGAAGGCAAAGTATACGATCCATCTCATCTTCATTTTCTTTTCTTAGTTCAAAAAGTGTAGGATAAACAGGTACGTCTGCAAGCTGCTTAGATAACTCGACACCCATTTTGCGAAGTGTTGCCATGTGTTTGATGCGGTCTTTAATACCCTTTGTTTTCTTAAAGTATCGATAGCTATTCCGTAAGCTCTCCAGTTGAAACTCCATATCGGTTCTCATTTCACGAGCATCCATAATTTTATAGATGCTTGTTTGGCTGAGTTCTCGAATAGCAACCAACTTGTCATCGGCCTGTAAGGCTTTGCTTAAATTGCTGGAGTTCGTCTTTTGCGGTAGTTTTTTTATCTGCTCCATTTCTGATCTTTAGAAGAATTTCTGCTTTGTTCTGATTGATTTGTTTCAATTCGATCCTGCCTTTAAGCCAGTCGTTCAACCTGTCCCAATTGTTAAACATTAACTTAATTCCTTCCAGGACGTGGGCATCATCATTGGGCATATTGTTCGCGCGCATGAAGTCTCTCAGATAGGTGATAATCTCACGCATGGCGGTGCTGTTATCTGCTGCTTTTCTTCCTGTCATATCTACGTGCCCTCCACGGGAAGCAACAAACTGCCTGTAAACACCCATAGCACTGTTGTATAGTGCATTTTCGGTATTTGAAACTGTGGCCTCCGC